AATTAAAGACACTATCGTTAGATACAAATTTTTCTAACGGTAGTGTTTTTTTAATAGCTGGAAGAAAGCCAATTTCTTCTTCTATTTCTCGTGTAAGACCTTGCCATGGGTTTTCATTAGCTAAGTTAGTGCCTCCAACTAATCCCCATGTACCTTGATGTTTCCCCGCAGATTTTTGAATTAATAAGAATCTATGAGTAGCTTGTGAATAAATTAATGCTCCGCTACAGATTACTTGTTCTGTTACAGTTCTAATCGCCATCTGCCAACCTTATATATTCCTTCAAAACTTTTAACCCAATTTACACCATTCCACATGTATTGGATTCCAGATCCAGTATATGTGTTAGTTTGCCAAATAATCACATCAGTTGTATTTACTGAACTAAAAATTACATTCCATTTAGCACCATCCCATTCAACAATGTCATTTGCATGAGCAACTAAATCTTGCCCACTAGTGCCTTTCCAACCAGATGGTCCGATTGTATTAGTAACATCACCAATATCTTCTGTTAATAAGTATCTCAACCCTTGAAACACTGTATGATCTTTTGGATTATATGTCTGTGGGTTAATAACTGCATCAAATGTACCTGGTGAATTAAGAACGTTACTAATTCTATAATTCGGACCTGCATCATAATCTAGATCAAAATCAAAAAGCCCTACACTATTAATACCAGTATTAGGATTGATTGTATCTCTGTCCCATACAACATTTAATACGGTTTCGTTTAATGGATCTCTTGATAAAATACCGTTAACTTCTGTACCATCAATTTGCATTAAAAATATTCTTGCGATACCTGAAACAAATTTATTTGGGAACATATCTAACAATAAATCCCATGATAATTCTTTGTTTACTCGGTTTGGCATATCAAATGACAAATCATTTGAAACTGCACCGTTGTGTGAATCTAATAAGGTTATTTGATTATTAAACACTTCAATTACATAATCTTCTGTAACTGAAATTATCTCAGTCATCAATGACGACGATGTACCTTCTGGAATAAACGCATCGTTTCCAAATCCAGAAATTAATGGTGAATATGCATCATGTAAGCTTGTGATAATTTTTCTAATAATGCCCATTTGTTTAACTTTTACTGGAGGACTAATCCATATTGGAGTAACTAGTGTTAGTGTTCCAATATCAATAGGTGTATCATTACCTACTGGGATTGCTCTACTTGACCAATTAACTGCATCTAGATACAGTACAGAAATACTAGTCCAGTCAACATAGTTGTCAGTGGTTTGTATTTCTAAGCTAGGATTAAAAATCATAAAAATCTGTTCCATAAGCTGTAACTTTTGATCAGTACTAGCAGTCCAGATGTCAACTTTCATAGTTAACTTAAATGGAGTTGGCATGATTTTTTCTACTGTATAATTTCTACCTAAGTTGCTAGTGTATTGTCCGTCAACGATTTCGCGTTCTCTATATTGTTTTTTACTAACAAATGTAGGATCTTGTATACGGTCGCGATCTAATTCAACTGAGTGAATGTATACACTTATTTTTGGAATAGAGTTTACTGTATTTTCTGAATTTTGTCTTACAATAGTTGCAGCTTGTCTATCACTATCACCATAAGATACCGGAACACGGTGTAATGTTCCGTCACTATATCTAACAGTAAAGTTACTAAAGACTCTAATTGTTTGGGTAACGTACCGTCTAATGGCTCCGTCATAAAAATGTTGCATATAATCTCCTATCCGTTATTTATTGTAGTAAAAATTTACAAATCTGCTTTTGGTTTAAGTACTTGCGATAAACTTTGACGTTCTGCTTCTCTATGATTAAACAACGTAACTCTCCATGATCCGGCATATGGAATAGTAACTTGAGAATCTTCTACAATTGGTAATGTAACTTTAATTTTAGAAACTCCGTCAGCAGTATATAATTCAAATAACTCTGGATTATCAGCAACTACAAACTCTAACCGTGTAGTTGAGAATTTAAGTACAAGGTATTTTGCAGTAGTTGGATAGATAAATTCTGTATTAAATACAAAGTCTCCAGCTGCTAATCTAACATAATCGACTGCAAGTTCTTCAGTATACATAAATTTATTATTGTTAATAAAGCTGGTTTTTAATGTTTGTCTACTATCAGTGTTTGTCATAGTCATACGTATGTTATCTTCAACTTTTAACCAACGTTGACCATTAAATTTAAATAATCGATTTGGTAAAAAATCAACTCTTAAATAAAAATCATTTTCTGCAGCGTTTTGTGGGAATCTAATTCCTGTCCCAAACACATAACCGTTGGGCGGATAACCATCACCAAATAAGTAACCAGTATAACCAGTGCGCAACGGTACTGCGTTAACACTGCTAACGTTGATATTAGATAATCCGTTAATTGTTTGACTGCTATAACTAGTATCAATTTCATCCGAATCAACTGTCATTAATATCTTATCACCTGTTTTTTCGTCAATTGCTAGTGTATAAAACTGTCTAGTTTCAAATCCGCTCATTGGAGAATCAAGTTCAGCTTGTCTTACGATTGCATCAGTAATTTCAAGTTCTTTATTGCGTGTACTTAATAAATCACGAAGTGCATACGCAGTATCTTCTCCTGCAGGTTTATCAAGTATATCAGAATATTGTTGTGTATCTGTTAATTTTTTAAGTTTTAATCTATACAAATGTGGATACCATGTAGCACTATAACCTTCACTTGGTCTATCTACTTCCTCAACAACAAAGAATCTAGGTACACTAAGATCTAAGTCGTTTAATGCAAAATCATCTTTTAAATGAGGTAATTCCATAACGTCACCAGCAAGCGGTTTACGTCCAATTGTTGTAATCATATCATTAATATGTACTGTCATAAACACAGTATCGTTATCAATAAACAAACCAAATTGGCTTAGGTTAAAATTAAGATTTTGAAGTTGATAATGCCCGCGAATACGGTAAATTTCTTCTTCATATTTACGATCACGGTTTTCTAAAAATAATAAATCTTGTATATTTGTTTCTTTAATTACATCATAAATTGGTTGATCAGCAGTTCCTTCTGTTGGATTTTTAGGACCCATGTACTTATGTACATTCACGTCCGTGCATCCAACTTGGAACATTCTTGATATTTGACGATCAATGAATCTATAATTATTTCCTTTCTCCGACTTATAAAGTGATAGGCGAGGCATTTAGGATTCTCCTTGGGTATTATCATATTTATCTTACGATAAATATAGTAGGAGAACTATTATGTCTGACGAAACAACATCATTGATAGAAAGAAACAAAGTATTTGAATACGTTAAGGTAATGCTTGGCGACGGGATGATTGATTTAGATTTAGACCCTATTCATTATGAAACTGCATTAGACAAAGCACTAACACGCTATAGACAACGCAGTCCGAATGCTGTAGAAGAAAGTTACAGCTTTTTAGAATTAATACAAGATCAAAACGAATACAGATTACCTGATGAAATTATAGAAGTACAAAGCGTATTTAGACGTGCTATCGGGTCACGCTCAGGTATGGGAGCAGGCGGTACACTATTTGAACCGTTTAACTTAGCATACACTAACACATACCTAATGAGTGGTAGTATGATGGGCGGACTTGCAACTTACGAATTATTTGCAGGATACCAAAAATTAGTAGGTAAAATGTTTGGTAGTTACATTGAGTTTAAATGGAAACCGCAGAGCCATATTTTAACAATCTTGCAACGTCCATTTGCACAAGGTGAACAAATATTAATCAAGTCACATAATTTTAGACCTGATTTCGTGTTATTAACTGACATCTATGCTAAACAATGGTTGCGTGATTACACACTTGCAACTTGTAAAATTATGCTAGGTGAAGCACGTAGTTTATTTTCAACTATTGCAGGCCCAGGTGGCGGCATTACACTTAATGGTAATGATATGAAATCTGCAGGTAAAGAAGAATTAATAGCACTTGACAAAGAACTTGAAACATATATATCCGGCGGATCAGGTTATACTTTTGTGATTGGCTGATTTGACATTCTTCTAAAATTAGTGTATACTATATTTTTTTTAGGAGAATAACATGATAATTGGAATTGTAGGAAATATAGGCGAAGGCAAAGACACTATCGCAGATTACTTAGTATCTAATCATAGCTTTAAACGTGAAAGTTTTGCAGGCACATTAAAAGATGCAGTAGCTGCAGTTTTTGGATGGGATAGATCAATGCTTGAAGGACAAACTAAAGAGTCTAGAGAATGGCGTGAACAAATTGATCAATGGTGGGCAGACCGATTAAACATGCCAGGGTTAACTCCTAGATTAATATTGCAGTTATGGGGAACTGAAGTATGTAGACGTAGTTTTCATGATGACATCTGGGTTGCAAGTTTAGAAAATAAGTTAAGAAATATAACCACTAATGTTGTTATTAGTGATTGTAGATTTCCAAATGAATTTGCAGTTATTAAAAATGCAGGTGGTATTATTGTTCGTGTAAAGCGCGGCCCGGACCCAGAGTGGCATACACATGCGCAAGGTGCGTTAGCTGGTAATATTGAAGATATTTTAATCTTAAAAGAATTTGGAATTCACGAAAGTGAATGGGCATGGTACGGTTTAACTGTAGACTACACGATAGACAACAACAGCACGTTAGACAATTTGTATAGCAAAATAACAGAAATCATTAAGGTATAAGCCTATAAAATTACAATTTACTATAAATACAGTTAGAACTTGTATATATGGAGATTATAATTATGGCTCAACTTAGTTCACCAGGCGTTAGCGTATCTGTTATTGATGAAAGTTTTTACACAGTATCCAACGCCGGTACAATACCTTTAATTTTTGTCGCTTCTGCTTCAAATAAATTAACAGGGTCTGGAACAGGATTTGCTCCAGGCACTTTAGCAAAAAATGACGGTAAAGTATATTTACTTACAAGTCAAAAAGATTTAGTGGACACATTCGGCACTCCAATTTT